AAATAGCACAGATTGGTGTGGTGAACATAATCCAATTTTGGCAACCACAATAACATTGCCCAAAGTTAATTTAGAGCTAGGTGTTGTTATGAACCCAGCAATAGACCAAGCAGAAAAGAAAAAGCCTGGCAGACCAAAATTAAGTGGGAGGCAAATCCCATGAAACCCATAAAAGACAAGATTATTGTTAGACCTATTCCAAGAATACAGTCCACTTTATATGTCCAAACTGCTGAGGCAGACACAGTAGGGCATATAGTGGCAGTTGGAGATGAGGCTGCTGAGGAAGGTCTAAAAGTAGGGGATAAAATATATTTTGGCACTTTGGCTAAAGACTACAAAGATGAATACTTAAAGTATCATAATTTCAAAGATGGTGATGAAAAACTAATAGTAATGTCATGGCAAGATGTTTGTTTTATTGAGGAGCAAGAATAATGGCAAAGACTGGACTGTATGCTAATATCCATGCAAAGCAAGAAAGAATCAAAAAAGAAAAGGCTGAGGGCAAGCCAGTTGAAAAGATGAGAAAGCCTGGTTCTAAGGGTGCTCCAACTGCTGATGCTTTTAAACAATCTGCAAAGACTGCCAAAAAATGATTAAAAAACATGACAAACCAATAGAGCACAAGACCACAGGAAAGGGTAAAACATACAACCCTACTGAAAAAGGTGCTGGTATGACTGCCAAAGGAAGGGCAGAATACAATAAAAAAAATGGGTCAAACCTAAAGCCTCCTGCTCCAAACCCCAAAACAGAGAAAGATGCTGGTAGAAAGGCATCATTTTGTGCAAGGATGGAGGGAGTTGTAGCCAAAGCAAAAGGACCGGCAGAAAGAGCCAAAGCCTCACTTAAAAACTGGAACTGTTAACATGCCACTTAAAAAATCCACATCACCCAAAGCATTTAAAGAAAATATCAAGGCTGAGGTCAAGGCAGGCAAGCCCATCAAACAGGCTGTCGCTATCGCTTACAGTGAAAAGAGAGAGGCTGAAAAAGCCAAGAAAAAGAAATGAAAGCTAGTCTAGCAGTCCATTTATTAATAGCACTTGGATTTGATGAGCATCTGTTCATGAAATGGCAAGCAGGCAAAAACCCAAGCTATACCAAAAAAGGTACAGGCAGAAAACACCAACAAGGAAAGAAAAAATGATATTTGAACATGAAATCCAAGATGTAAACTTAATAATTACTAGCCTTGAGCACAAAATCAGGGATATGCAAATATTAGTTCAGAAGTTAATGCACAAAGCTAATGAGCAAATGCCTGCTCCAGCTCAATTAACTCCAGTAGCTGAGACACCAGCAGAGCCTGCTCCTGAGACTCATCCAAATAACTAAAAGTTATATTAAAATCAAATATATACATAAATTTACAATATGGGTGCTCCATTAGGTAATATTAACTCATCTAAAGGCAGACTTTTTCAAGAAAAGCTGAGGATGATTCTTTCCCAAGAACCTCATAGAGCTAGGGCAGTTGCTGAGGTTTTGATTAGCAAAGCTGAGGAAGGAGAGCCTTGGGCTATTAAAGAACTAATGGATAGGATTGATGGGAAGGCAGTTCAGGCAACAACTCTTGAAGATGCAAGTGGAAATGTCATCATGCCTCATCTTCAGGTCACATTTGTAAAGCCAGATGGAGCAGAGTGAACTTAATCAAGCTATTAAAAAAGCTGAGTTTCCAGTCAAACTCCAGTGCCTGTTCAAACCATCAAGGTATAAATGCATCTTTGGAGGCAGGGGGTCAGCAAAATCATGGTCTGTTGCAAGAGCACTGCTCATCCTGGGTGCAAAGCAAGTTCACAGGATTTTGTGTGCCAGGGAATTTCAGAACTCCATATCTCAATCAGTTCATAAGCTATTAAGTGACCAGATTGTTGAACTGGGTTTGATTGGGTTCTATGAAATTACCCAAAACTCCATTAGAGGGGCAAATGGGACTGAGTTTGCTTTTGTGGGACTGAAAAATAATCCACACAATATCAAAAGCTACGAGGGTTGCACAATTGTCTGGGTTGAGGAAGCTCAGGCAGTCTCAGCAAGAAGTTGGGATATTCTTATTCCTACTATCAGGGCAAAAGACTCAGAAATCTGGATAACCATGAACCCAGAGTTGGAGTCTGATGCCACATACCAAAGATTTATTTTGCATAAACCTGATAATTGCATAAGCCAAAAAGTAAACTGGAGTGATAACCCTTGGTTTCCAGAGGTTCTAGACCATGAGAGGAGAACTTTACAATCCAGAGATATTGAATCCTACAATACAGTTTGGGAAGGTCTTTGCAGGCAGACTGTGGATGGAGCTGTATTTGCTAGAGAAATGCAAATGGCAGAGTTGGAGGAAAGAATCACAAAGGTTAGATATGACCCTACCAAGCCAGTCCATGCTGTGTTTGATCTTGGTTGGGCAGATTCCACATCCATCTGGTTTGTCCAGTTCATAGCTCAGGAAATTAGATTTATTAGGTACATAGAAGATAGTCAGCAGACTATGAGCCATTACCTAGCACTGATGCAGACCTTTGGCTATGTCTATGACACACTCTGGTTGCCACATGATGCACAGAATAAAACATTGGTGGCTCAGGGCAGAACAATAGAGGAAATTGTCAGAAATGCTGGGTTCAAAACCAAAATAATCCCAAGAACTAGCATTGTGGACTCTATCAATGCTTCCAGAACCATGTTTAGAAATTGTTATTTTGATAGGGACAATTGCTATGATGGCTTGCAATGTCTGAGGCATTACAAGTATGAGGTAGACCCAGAAACAAAGGCTTTTAGTAAAAACCCACTTCATGACCAATACAGTCATGGAGCTGATGCTTTTAGGATGGTTGCTTTAGGTGTTCAAGAGACTAGACCAAGAAGACCAAAGCAAGTAAACTATGCACCACCACAATCATGGATGGCTTTATAACATGGCACTTGACCCACTAGAAACAGATTATGACCCCATCATAGATGAGGCAAAACAGTTCCTGAAGTTTGCTAATGATGCAGACACCATGAACAGACAGGAGGCTTTGGAAGACCTGAAGTTTGCAAGTGGGGGCGATCAGTGGCCAGTTGACCTGCAGAATTCAAGAAACCTAGAATCCAGACCAGTTCTAACCATTAACAAGCTAGATGGCTATTGCAGGCAAGTCACTAACCAGCAAAGACAGCAAAGACCCAGAATTAGGGTTCATGCCACAAATACTGTGGAGGACGCTGCAGATGCCAAAGTCATCCAAGGCATGGTTAGGCACATAGAGGTTAATTCCAATGCTGATAATGCCTATGACAATGCCTACAACTATGCAGTCAGGATGGGATGGGGATACTTAAGGGTTGACCACAGATATGTAAGGGAAGATTCTTTTGACCAAGAGCTATTTATTGACCCTATTGATAATCCATTTACAGTCTATTTAGACCCAAATTCAATTGCAGTGGATGGTTCAGACCAAGAAAGATGCCTGATTACATCCATGATGCCAAAGTCTGTATTCAAGGAAATGTATCCAGATGCACAAGACACTTCATTTACATCTAGAGGCACTGGGGATACTCAAAGTGAATGGATTACTAGGGAAGATATTAGGGTTGCTGAATACTTTTACACAGTTAGAGAGAAAGCCAAGCTCTATTTATTAAGTGATGGTTCTGCAAGGTTTGCTGATACTAAAGACTTTTTTGAAAAAATTGGCAAAGCTGGATTAGAAGTAGTGGATGAAAGACCTAGTGTAAAGAAAACAATCAAGTGGAAAAAGTTAACAGCAATTGAGGTTTTGGAGGAGAAGGATTGGCCGGGGTACTACATCCCAATTGTCCCTGTATATGGTAGGCATGTAGTGATTGGTGACAAGAGAAAGAAATTTGGCATGGTCAGACATGCTAAGGATGCTCAGAGAATGTACAACTTCTGGGTCACATCCATGACTGAGTCTGTGGCATTAGCTCCCAAGGCGAAATGGGTGATGGCAGAGGGACAGGATGAGGGACATGAGTTGGATTGGGCAAGTGCCAACATCAAATCAATGGCTACTCTGAGATATAAGCAGACAGATATTGATGGCAACCCAGCTCCTCCTCCAATAAGGATGCAACCAGAGCCTCCTCCTACTGGGATATTGACAGCGGCTCAGGAAATTAACCAAGACATGGCAACCATTATTGGTATTTATGACCCATCACAGCAACTCCAAGGCAATATGTCTGGCAAGGCTTTGAATGGTCAACAAATGCAAGTGGATTTGACCAATTTTGACCTCTATGACAATCTAACTAAGTCAATTTCTCATGTTGGCAAAATACTTTTAGACCTAATTCCCAAAATTTATGACACTGAAAGGGTTATGAGAATTATTGGGGATGATGGAAAGCCAGACCTTTTGACCATAAATGAGCAAAGTGCTGTGGGCAGAGTGCTTAATGATGTGACTGTGGGACAGTATGATGTGGTGATGGAGACCGGCCCAGGGTACAACAGCAAGAGACAAGAAGCTGTGGATGCCATGATGCCTTTACTTGCCAAGCCTGAGCTATTTAATGTGGCTGGAGATTTGGTGTTTAGGAATATGGACTTTCCTGGGGCTGAGACTATTGCTGATAGGTTAGCCGCCATGAACCCACTTAGCCAAATTGATGAGCACTCTGACATTCCTCCTCAAGCTCAACTTATGATTAAGCAAGGACAGGCTCAAGTCCAACAACTCACACAGCAATTGCAAGCTATGCAACTGGCTATGCAACAAAGGCAAGATATTGAGCAAGTCAAGCAGACTGAGGAAACTAAGAGAGAGCTGATGAGGCAGACAGCTAAGGCTCACAATACAGAATCTGTGCTTCAGGCTAGGGTTCATGATGCCAATACCAGAGCTATAACTAGCCAAAACAGGGTAGAAATTGAGGCAATTGCTGATATGTTATTGCATCACATGGATACTGCTAGATTGGAAAGAGAAATTCAGATGAGAAATCAGGAGCAATACACAGCAATGACACAGGCTAATCAATCTATTATGCCAATGGAAAATCAATAATGCCAACAGTAACAAGTGAAAATAAGGAAGAATTTGATAAAAAGGAATTGGCAAAAAGAAGTATGCCAGAGCCTGTAGAGTCACATGTAACTGTGCATGATAGAGAAGTGCCAGTAACAATGCACCCAATTGAAAAAAGAACTGGGGACATTATGACCCATGTTAATCCTGATAAATTTGATCCTGCTTTTCAAAAAACCAGTAATTATGTTGGTGAAAATGGAGAAGGAGGTATTGGAAATAGATATAAAGAATTTGGTAATTTTGTCAAAAAAGCAGACTCTATGAGAGCCAGTAATGTTTATATAAAACCAAATGGTGTGCCAGTATTTGGTGATGGCAGACATAGATATGCTTATTTAAGGGATCAAGGTGTCAAAAAGATTCCAATGGCAATGGATAAAGAATCAATTGAAAATGCAAAAAAACATGGATATTTGCATGAAGATTGACTTCTATATAATTTTGGGTTATATTGCCCACAAACCTTACTGGTGAGGCACACCAGGCAAAATACTTGAGGAAACTCATGAGTGATAGACAAGCAAGTAATGTAATTACTTCAAAAAATTCAGGTGATTTTTATGCTAACAAACTTGGTTTAGCTGATTCCCCTAGTCCTGACCCTGCAGAGACTCCCTCCAAAGAGGTAGAGCAACCTGAGCTGACAGAGACAAAAGAGGAACAGAGTTT